GATGGAGGGGCGCAGTGCGCCCCCCCCTTTGAAATTATGCAATTTCATAAACACCGTGGCAGTTTAGCTGAGTTGCTGAAAGTGCCGCAGTAGTGGTGATAGCGCGGTACATAACGTACTGCGTTGCTGGACGCGCAGGGCTGTGACGCTTCATCTTTTCGCCGTCCATGTAGTACATGCACAGTTTGGATGAATCGATGATGTAGCAACGTTTGCTGGGATCTTTTCCAGAAATAGTCAGATCATCGAGCGTCGGGTCATAAGCGAATGTCAGACCATTGTAGCTGATCTCGCCCATTGCGATATTCTGGCCGCGTGAGAAGCCAGTCTGCGAGTAGTTACCATTGCGGCGAAGTTCGTCACCAAGACGATCCAAGAATGCTGAACCACAAACTGCAACGTTTGGCTTACCACCAAAACGCTTGAGTTGGCGCATTTCTGAATGAAGAGTTTCAATCAGCTCTTGACCGCCAGACGTTGTAGAAATCGCAACGTTAGAGCGGTTGCGCCACCATGTGTTAGACACTGTGGACAAACCGCCGACAGTAGTGCCAGCAACAGTCGGATCATCCAAAACTAAAGTCTGAATACCAGCAATCGCATTGGCGTCTGCTGTGCCGTCGCCATAAAGGAAGTCATTGATACCGCGTGTGTACCCTTCCATCATGTCGTCGAGCTTGTCTTCAAACAAGTTTGCAAGAACAGTCTGGTCGCGCCCAGAGTGATTAGAAACACCAGAAGATGTGGTGCTGTCCGTAACGCTAATGCCGTCCTTTTTAAGTTCGGTCAGCGTCAAGGAAATACCAGCGTGGTGCTCTTTCCATGAGTAGTTTGCGCGCTTGATGTTTGCTGGGTTTGCATAAGTTACTGTATCGTTATGCGTGTAGCCAGAAACTGAAGTGGTGTAAGTGCCTTTTACGGCTACACTCATTTCACCCTTGCCCCCTGGGAATGTCTTAGACCCAGAGTCCATTGCTTTAAGCAAAGGCTTATCTTGCAGTGATTGTGAATAAACGTTGCCTTTGTCGATATAGTAATCGAGGGCAGCGTTAGCGATGTTGTCGAGTTCGGCTGAACTAAAAGCCATCTTACTTTCCTAACGTGTTATGATTGGCCCAAAGCATTGGCAATCGCATCTTGTAACGACTGTGGTTCCGCTTGTGGGCTTCCTCCAATTTTGCCACCTGATGCCGTCTTAATTGGGCGTCGGTCTGCAAAGCGCGTTTGGAAGCGGGTGTTTACCGCATCGTAAGCCTCTTTCGCCATAGATATTGCATCTTGCGGCGTGTTTGGCCTTCCTCGCTCTGAAACCATAACCCTAATTCGGTCATCAATTTCTTCTTGCTTGAGGTTAAAGTCAGGGTCCGACTGTCGGGCTTTCTCTTCCCACGCAGTCACCGTTTCAGCCAGCGAGTTAATATGCTGACGCGCGACGTTCTGCTGTTGCGCTTGAGCATATTGATTTACTTGGGCGTTAGCCCTTTGCTCACCAGCTCTTGCAACCGCTAACTCGCGTCCCGCATCCTCGTCTAAGTAGCCATCGTCAACACGGGTCTGAATATCTTGCGGCAGCACAATTCCAGCTGCTTGAGATAAATTCTGCACATACGGTTTTAGAGCATTAAGTGCGGCCATCGGATCGGCTTTCATCAAAGCCATGATCTCCAAACCTTTCGCAGCTTCATCACCAGACAGTTGGTTGTCCATCAGGTAATTCTGCATCACGTTAAACTTTTCAGCACTATCCTTGTATGAGTTCCGTTCTTCCAATACTTTCTTAAAACGTGGATGTTTATGAAACGGTTCGTCAGAAAAATCCTCTGCGTCATCGACTACTTCATCGTTTTCAGCATCAGACTCAGCTACAAGCGTATCCGGTTCCTCAACCTCGTTCTCAGAGTGCGACTCTGGCTCCTCTTCGGGCTGTATCGCGTCTTGTATGACACTCAACAAATCCGCTTCGGTTTCGCTTTCTGCGGCAGACGACACCGCATTATCGTCCTCGATTACTTCGGTCTCGGTGGACGGTTCCGCAACCTCGGTTTCTTCAACCATCTTAGCGTCCTTCTCCTTTTATTTTACATCTGTTGATCGTAGTTATCAACAAATTGCAAAAATTTACTGGTTATTAGCTCCCATCGGCGCTGGGCCTCCCCCGCCCCCTGGAAGCTGCCTCGGTGCATTATCTGCACCCCCTCCTGGTGGACCCTGCAAAGCTGGATCACCAGTTCCCGGTTGTTGCGCTTGGTTCATTGCAACAATACTAGGAATCTTATCTGCAAACGCGGAATCAAGCTCGAGCTTGTCATCGAGGCGTTTAAGCAATTCTTTAGCCAGCCATTTCGGATCTATACCCGGTATTTGCAGCAAGAACGGCATGATCCGCTCGATGTTTGCAAGCTCGGCTGCGCGGTTAGGCTTACCCGTCGATCCCGCTTCGATCTCCAAGTAAATTTCTTCCATAATCTGATCGCGCGTCATTTCGGGCCAAACAGCGCCGGGACCAACAATCTTCTTAACTTCATCGATAGACAAGTTAGCCAAGACAACTTGACCGGCAGCGCGCGTCATTTCGGACATAAAGCTGTCTAGCTCGTCAACATTCGCGCCCATCGTTGACATACGCGCGCTTTCGGCAATCGATGTCTCTGTCGCCGTAGCTCTGGACAGCCCACCAAACTGAGCCTCTTGCGCCCCAACAACAAGCTGAATGTCGTCAAATATGGTGCGTACTTCATACAAGTTCGGATCAATGCCAATCTGACCCACCGGCTGAATTACGTCATTAACCTTCTGACCAGCTGCAAGCGCCTGCAACTCGATGACTGCGTTTGCTGGGTGCGTAGCCAACTTTTCCTTATCAGCATCCTCCAGAACACCGGCTGGTGCCGCATACTTCGGGCGATTAGCCCTTCTGTGTTCACGCAAACCTTGACGCGCACGGTTATATTCATGCTGCATAGGCATCAAAAGGCTTATGTCTGATGGAGGATATAGATGATCTTTATGCTCGATCTCATTGAACACCAACGAAAAGATAGGCCAGAATGTTTCGACTTTTACGTCTGGCCCCATAGGCTCCCGCAAGAAGTCATTGTGACCATCGGCAATACAATACTGAACGCCAGTCTTGCGGTCATACACCTCAAAGATTTGAACTAGACCATCAGGCGCGCCTTCACCGTTAATATCGTCATGAGAAGATCGCTGACGGTATTCATCGTATGGGCCAGTTGACCGACCCTTCATGTCATATGTTCTGTAGCTGTCTTTAAGATCGACGTCGTAAATCTCTTTTACTTCGTCTGGCGTTAAATACATTTCGTGGGCAATCCATTCTGCACCAACGAACCCGCGCAGCTGACGGCATCTAGGGTCTACAATGATTGAATTGGCCTCTGGGAAGTCAAACACCAAGCCTTCACGAATAGTAATCATAGGCTCTTCTAGTAGCGTCTGCATAGAAAGCATCAGCTCTTCGATCTCTGGGTCATCCTTTTGTATTTCACCCTTCTCTGCCTCTTGGGCTACGCGGCGAAGGAAATCCACTTGGGCTTGAACGTCTGCAATTCTAGCTGCAACTTCCGGCGCCCTATCAACGTCACGCTGAAAGCCAACCTTAACAAAGCCAACCCCAGTAGTAATAACGCGGCGAACCAGTGCTTTCATTTGCGCCTTGAACGCTGGTTGCTGTTCTTTCATGTAGTAGTCAAAGAGATTTTCGAGCGTCTTTGCGACGTTATCGAGCATCTTACTCTCGTTCTTACCATTCATGTAATCTTGAATAATCATCGAGGCTTCTGGCGGTACGGGTAAACCGTTTTGCGAAGACGCCTCAGAAGCCATAAAGGCTTGAGCCAGTGTGTCAGACTCGCCATCCCAAACCTCATACGACATACGGTTACGCCGCTTGGCGACTGCCTTGGGGTTTTTTGCGTAAAGAGCTGCTGTGCGCTGTTGGACGTGGCGCTGCAAGATATTGGCAACATAGTTGTCACCAGACCAGTTCTTTTCGTCATAGCCATTAAGAACGGCGTCCATGTCAGTTCGCATTTGCTTAAACGACTTTTCGTGAAACTTCTTGGCGTGCTTCACTTTAGCCAGCCATTGATTAACCAGCGCAGTTCGACGTTGTGTAGGTTCTGACCGCTCTTCGTCTGCCGTATCTATCATCATTTCTTCGTGCATTACCAACCACCAGTCTTGTTTTCCAAAAATTGTTGTTTACGGCGTTGTGCGGAATCCCACTTAACCCACGCCAACGTACCGACTTTTGGAAGGCTATCTGACTTCACTATACCACCTCCAGGGGTGGTTAGTCGAGCCAAGCCCATCCCCACCCATGCAAGGGTGTCTACAAAGTCGTCATTGCGCCCATTGGGAAACTTCAAAAGCTCGTCAGTTGCCTTTTGGGTCCATACAGATTGACGTGGAAACAATACCTTATTCATCGCCATCCGGCCCAGTATAGACTGTGCGCGCTGCACCTTGTTGGCTACCGGCGTGACTTCCTCGATGCGACAGTAAACCTTTTCCTCGCCCATGCGCTTGCGTAAGAACGGGCCAATAGCTTTAGATATGTGGCCTTTTTCCGCCCACCATATTAGAGGCTTCCACTTGCGCATCAGCTCCAACATGGCGTCCACAACCTTGTC